TTGCGGAAATAGGTCCAAGCATTCCCATAAATGCAGCCATCCCACTTTTTCCGCCGGCGGTCATGACCTCACTCATTGCGCCAAATCCATCAACCAAACCGCCAACCGATTCACCTAAGGAATTAAAAGCCTCTCCCATGACGCCGCCTTGAGCCGATACAACTGCGCCAACGCCCTTAAAAGACTCGCCAACGCCTTTGACTGAGTGACCGATCTCACCAGCTGAGGCCTCAACCTTTTGTAAGTCTCTTTGAGCGTCTTGCACTCCCTGCACCTCAACATCAATAACAACTCTATTTTCTGCCATTGTTTAGCTCGCTCATCTGTCTCTCATGGAGACGGTTCTTTAATAGCTGGTGATGATAGTACAATAAATCTACTGCTTCAACAATAGCACAAGACGGCGATGGGTAAGATGTTTTTATATCAAATAAACCATTCACATGACTAAAGAAAGCGTTCACGATTGGAGTTGCTAAATTGGCAAGTGCAACGGGACAGGATCTTATCTTCAGCTCGCTGAAAGCGTCATCACTATCTGGCGCTACACGATAGGCCGGAATAAATAGGCCTTGCTCGTCTTCATCTAAATAAGGCAATCCCCTTTTAAATGGACCGCCACAATTCCCTCTAAGTTGTCTCAATCCTGGCTTAGATTTGCATTGCTCACATCCCCAAGATCTCCCTTTATTTTGAGATAGCCAGATTGAAGATGTGATCGCTATTTTCCCGAGTCACCTAAAAGGGAAAGTCTTTGAGTATGAGCAACAATTTCCGCTATTGTTAAAATCCGATGTGCATCTGGCTTGATTGATTGAATTGCATCCCATGCATTGCCTTCAAATCCTTCGATCTTTACTAGCGCTTTCTTTGCAGTCTCAGCATACACACGATTTAAGTATGATTGATATTGAGCAAACGCATTCTTTTCTTGATCTGATAAAGCGTCATGCCAATAAGCTCTCGCCTTTTGATCATCCGGCTGATCAAGATAGATCATTCTACCTAGCTCTGATCTAGTATAAGCACCAGCCTTGATTTCTATTTCTTCTCTATCAGCCGGAGAGAGTGGCTTGATAAAAAAGTATGTTGGCGCTTGATCTTGCTTGATTTTGAGAGAGTCAAAATCTCCTTGAAGATAAGCTGAAATCTCGGCTGGAGTCATGTCTAGAGCAGGATCACAAGACACTGCAATTTTAATTTCAATCGTGGTTGTGGTGCTGAATTTTAGCATTTTTTTAAATTCCTAGTGCGACTCTTACCGGCGAGTTGGCTGGCTGTGTTGTACCTACATCACCACCGAATCGGCTTTGCTTATAGGTCAAAACTTGCTTCACGATTTCACCGGCTACATCGTATTTATTTGGATCAACAGTCAAATAACCAGCAGGGATGAATAAAGCCAAACCTTTGCCATCGCCAACTGGTCCAGTGCCTATTAACACTTGACGGATAACTCTATCTGAAAAATCTGATGCCAAAGTTGTATTCACTGATGATAAAGTTAGAGTACATTCAATATCAACATTTGAAACCTCCATGTCAGACATCCCAAGAATTGAATTTGAATGGCCTTTTGGTGATAGCGTGTTAGAGATATTAAATGTAAAGCCTTCTGCATCTAAAGCAATACGGCTTAATTCTTCGCCAGTTGTGCCAACTACATTCGTTCTTGAATAAGTGACTGCATCAGAAACAACAGCATAAGCATTTCTAAAATGTTGAGTGGCGCCACTTAAAATAACTGGTTCAACTGGGCCGGTTGCATTGCCATGATCGTCTTGAATTAAAGCTGCTTGAAAAGTGAATTCCCCCATAACTCGGCCAGCATTAACGGAGATATTTAAGCTTGCAAGCTTGCAACCATAGGCATATGTGCGAAAGCCAACGCCGTCAACTCTAAAGCACAAAGATGAGACCACTTGACCGCTTGAAGTGCCATAAGGCACATACCAGGTCTGCATGGGATAAATAGCGGTAGGATTTGCGCTAAATGCAGGAGACACGCCAATCTTGCCAGCGCCACCACGATTGTTGGCAGTCACTGATGAATATTCACATCGACCATTGATAAGGGAAGAGACAACGCCGCCGATCTTGTAGTTTGTATTTGTAGTAGTTGGCGTAAATACATTCTCATCATCAGCAGTGACAGTATCGCTAGAAGTAAAGCCAGCAAGATTTGTAAGAAAGCCGGCGTTTAACAACTTCCCCAAGCCGGTTGATGCATATGTATTGGCGCCAGTGCCAACGGTTGTGAAATCCATTGTGATTTGCACTTGACCGGTGCGTCTTTGTACTCGACTTGATCCGCTCCAGACGGTATCTGGTTCGGGAGGCAAACCATGAGGCCCATCTCTTGTCTCAAGTCGTTCATTTGCAACAACATCGCCATAAATGACTACTGGATCTCTTTCACATGGTAAAGAAATGAAAGACAATCCACTGAAATCAGGGAGGCCGGTTGATGATGATAGGCTGCCAAATGTTGATTCAGTAGCAACGGAAATTGATCTATGTGTGACTGTCATGTCAATCCTCCAGATAGAGTAAAGTAAAGGGTAAAGCTAGAAGATAGCCAGCTTGAGAAGGATCATTCTGGATCTCTTGCGAAGTGGCTTGGCCTGGTATGAGCGAAGTTATTCCAGTATTTGAAAAGTCATAGTCAGGTTGTTTCAAGGTGTCGATGAGTTTGCTTGAATCTTCAGCTATCATCCGTTCAAGCAATCCACGATCTCCGCCAATATCATATCTTATTCTTAAAGATAGCTCAATTCTCTTTCTGCCACTGATGCCGGCTTGACCGTCATCTTGAGCAAGTGTATTGAAAGCAATATCAAACAGGCGATTTTGATTTGATCGGCTTTCAAGTGATAGAGTGTTGCCTTGAGCATCTTTGATGCATACAAAATGGTGATAAGTATCAGTCTTTGGAGTGATAGACTCAATACGATCTATGAGATGATCTAAAGCTTCATATATCCCCATGATTATTCTCCAAGTAAATTTGCTTTGACGATTTCAATTAACTGATCAACTTCTTTGGGAGCAAGACCGATAAAGCCACGATCTCGATTGACTTTAAACCCATAGTCTTGCACCGGTGGCAGAAGGCCAATCGTAAATTTAGTATTGCTTGAATCAAGCACAACAAAATTTTGCAACATCATCCCTGATAAAGTCAAATCAACGGACGCCGTTTGGCCTTCAATCGAATTTGATCGCTTGCGAGATTTTTCTTTATATTCAGCATAGCCGCCAGGAAATCGCATACCCTTAGCCGTTTTGATACCGCCTTTAGGTTTTAATCTTTTATAAGTTGTTGATTGATATCCGATTGTAATTGGCTGCGTTGAATAAGCCTTAAATTTGTTAAGATTATAGTCTAAACCTTTGTAAATTCTGATCTTGATGATTGCTAGGATATCTTGAGCGATTGCAGTCATAACTGGCTTAGTTAAATTTAGCGCCGGCAGATTTAGGCTTAGAGTCGCTTTCATTTACCATCTCATGTTTCTAGCAGGAATGAATTGAGCTTCATATTCTCCAACGACTCGGCCGGCGAAATTTCCTCGAATGTCTTTACTGGCACTTACTCGCTGATTGTTTTCAGTTGTCTGAATGATACCATCAGTATTTAAATCTAAACTGATTGTCTTCATAGATAAATCAGCCAATTCAATCCCTCTTGCTCTCATTTTTTCGCTTAAATCGATATTGCCATTAAGCTCATGGATACGAGCAATCGCAAGATAAGCATGAGCCTGTAGCAAATCGTGTGAATTATGTATATCATCTTCATCAACATCTCTTGGAACGATTAAATCTCTCACATACAAAGCAAGCTCATCAAGTGATGATGATATTTGCTCTTCAAAACCATTGGATCTTCTAGGTGCTAGATCAGCAACATGGGGGAAAATTGAGCACAATTTATTATGATCTAAGCCAGTATCAAAAGGACGGGGTACAACCTTTAAACTTCCCTTTTCAACTCGATTAATTGTCTGTGTGCCTTCACTTTGTATATACTCAACAGCATAAGCAATTGTTTGCTTAGATGCTGTGATGTTGGAGGATGAGCAAGTATAAAGCCAACTCGCAAATTGAATTGTTGAGTTTGCATTAAAAGATATATCTCTAGGAAGTGGATCAGCCAAAACCAATTGATTGCCGGCTATTCGCACAATTTTGATTGCAAAAAAAGTGTCTGCATCAGTCAATAAAAATGCATCACTTTGAAAAGGCTTTAAAGCGGTGGCAGATGCTGATAAAGTTATTGCTCGCCTATCCCTATCTAAATCAGTAGCCACTAGATCAGATCGTCCTTGAGTCATAGCGCCACCAACTGATCCACCTTCAAGATAGAAGGCGATTGATGGAGTGCCACTTAAGGGAGCTGGAGACTGCCAAATGAAATTATGATTTTTTCCTTGTTGTGCTTTTCTCATATCGTTATATCCTTTATCTCGCTATCTGAAACCACCGTTAAATTATTGACCTTTAGAAATCCCTTGCTCACTGGCGCCCAAGAGTGACGGCAATTATAACCACCGCCGGATGTTAGTGGCGGACCGCTTGAAGGCTGACCATTATCGAGCTTGATGATTTGTTTTTTAGATAGCACTTTCCCAACCAACTTGCGACAAAATGGTCTAGTGATGCCGTCTTTAGGTCCTACATAAATAAAATTCTCTAAGCCTGCTTCATCAGCATTTAACGCATTGATTGACCGGCCAAATTCGGCGATCTTCGTTCTGGCTTGAGTTGTGCCTATACCAACTGATTTATCAAACGCCACTCTCATCTGATCAAGCACTGGCTTTGAGCTTCCCACGATGATTGCAGTTGTTGCCATGTTGCGAATTGCACTACTAAGAGAAGGCAAAATCTGAGCATCAAAGACTTGTGATGATGTTTGTTGAGCTATTGCTTGAATGATAGCC